TTACGATGCGTTTTACACCGAGGCCGAACGCACTGCCACGGCCACGCGCCAGCTTACCGAAACCCTTGCAGGTATGGGTATGACGCTCCCTGCTACGCGGGACGCATACAGGGCGCTGGTGGAGGCGCAAGACCTCAACACCGAGGCCGGGCGGCAGGCCTACGTCACGCTGTTGCGGCTGGCCCCGGCCTTTGACGAAATTCAAAAAGCCACCGAGGCGTTCACCGACAACTTTGGCGCCGCCATCGAGCAGCTGTTTGGCACCCTGTACACCGCCATTGCCGGTGCCCGCACCAGCGTGGCCGATGCGCGGGCCAACATCATCGGCGGCCCCGGTGTGATGAGCGCCGCGCAAATTCGCGCCGGCATCGCGGCGGCGTCCATCGGTACGCCTGATGCGTCGGGCGTCATCAACACCCGCACGGCACTCAACGCCGCCTACGCCGCCACCGCTGCGGCCGAGCAGGCGCGCGCCACCGCTGCCAGCAACGTCACCACCGCGCAGGGTGGCCTGGATTCGGCCACCGCGAACCGCACCGGCACGATCAACTACCTGCAGGGCGTGGTGCAGCAGTTCTGGCAGCTGGCCCGCAACTACGGCGTGGCCGTGAACGCCAACAGCGGCCCGGTGAACTGGAACAACGACGCCTACGCCTACAACGCCAGCACCAACCGTCTGGCCGGCTACGCGCAGATCAGCTTCCGGAACTACTCCATGATGGAGGCCTTCAAGGCCGAGGCCAACAAGCCGGGCGGCCTGGTCAGCATCCTGTCGGGCGGCAACACCGCGCTGGCCAATGCCGACCGCACCCTGGCCGCTGCGCAGGCCGCGCTGGCCACGGCCAACAGCAACCTGGCCAACGCCACCACCAGCCTGGAGCAGCGCCAGGCCGAGCAGGCCGCCGCCGAAGCCGCCGCCGTGGCCGCGCAGGAGGCCTACAGCCAGGCGCTGCGCGATTACGTCATCGACGCCACCAAGGCGGTGGACAAGCTGAAGACGCTGCGCGACGAAACGCTGAAGTATTACGAAGCGCAGGCCGAGCTGGCCAACGTCATGCTGGGCAGCGCCGCGAACTTGCGCGCCGCCGTGTCGGCCACCCGGTCCAGCCAGCTGTCGGCCAGCGACAACCTGGCCATGCGCCAGCGCGACTTCGCCATGGCGTATAGCATGGCCCTGTCCACCAGTGGCACCACCCAGGCCGGCTATGCCGACCGCATGGCCGCCGCGCTGCCGGGCCTGAGCGAATCGCTGCGCGCCACCGCCGCCACACGCGCCGACTGGGTGCGCGCCACGGCCCGCCTGTACGCACAAAGCAACGCGGTGGCCGCTTCGCTGGAAGCCAACGCGCCGAAGGACTACCAAGCCGAAGCCCTGGCCATGCTGAACCAGATCGACGGCACCCTGGCCGCGATTGAGGGCGCAGCCGGCAGTGCGGAAAAGATCATCACCGAAGCCATCTACGCCACCGGCAACCGCAACATCGACGGCCTGCGCGCCGTGATCGCGGCCATCCGTGGCGAGTCGGTGCCCGCCTTCGCCGCCGGCGGCCTGCACTCGGGCGGGCTGCGCATCGTAGGCGAGCACGGCCCAGAGCTCGAAGCCACCGGCCCCAGCCGCATCTATAGCGCCAGCCAGACCGCTGCCATACTAGGCGGTGGCGGCGACGTCGCCCAAGAAGTGCGCGCCCTGCGCGAAGAACTCGGGCTGCTGCGCGCCGAAGCCCGCGCCACGGCCAGCAACACCGGCAAAACCAAGCGGCTGCTCGAGCGCGTCACGCGCGACGGCGAAGCCATGCAAACTGTAGGGGCCGCGCCATGAAGGTGATCAGCCCCACCCAATTCAATGCCGCCGCCCACCTGGTCAGCAGCAACGCGGTTGACTCGCACCCTGTTTGGGACGCGGCCACGACCTATGGCCTAAACGCCGTCGTGAACTTCGGCCACAACCTGTATCAAAGCCTCGTCGACAATAACATCGGCCATCAGCCCAGCACCAGCCCCAGTTTCTGGGTGCTGATCGGGCCCGACAACACCCGCGCCATGTTTGACGACCAAGTGAGCACCTCCACCACCAGCGCCGTGCCGCTCACCGTGGTGCTCTCGCCCGGCTACATGAACAGCTTAGCCCTGCTGGGCCTAGTGGGCGACCAAGTCGTCATCAGCGTGACCGACGGCGCTGGCGGCCCCAGCGTGTACAGCCGGACCATCAGTCTCGATGGCACTTTCATCTACGACTGGTACATGTACTTTTTCGAGCCCAACGTGCAGATCGGCGAAGTGGTGCTGACCGACATACCGCCCTACGTCAACGCGCGCCTGAGCATGACGCTCAGCCGCGCAGTCGGCGCCGTATCCATCGGCCAGATGATGTTCGGCACCTTCTACGACTTGGGCGACACGGAATACGGCGGCGCCACCGCCGGCATCATCGACTACAGCCGCAAAGAAACCGACGATTTCGGCATCACCACCTTTGTGCGCCGCGCCTTTTCCAAGCGCATGAGCTTGCGCATGATGCTCGACACCGCCCAGATCAACAAGGTGCAGCGCGTGCTGAGCGACCTGCGCGCCACCCCTGCGGTATGGATCGGCGCCGATGGCGATGAGTACCTGCCGCTGGTGGTGTACGGCTTTTACCGCGACTTTTCCATCGACGTGGCCTACCCCGCCAAGTCGTATTGCTCCTTGGAGATTGAAGGACTCACGTAATGCCCATTCTCGCACTGCCCACGCCGCCCAGCCGGCAAGACCCGGCGAACTTCGCAATCCGCGCCGACGCTTTCTTGAGCGCGCTGCCCGCCTTCGCAGAACAAGCCAATGCTCTGCAAGCCAACGTCAACGCCCAGCAGAGCGCCGCCGCCGCCAGCGCCAACGCTGCGCAATCCGATCGGCTGCTATGTCAAGCCGCCGCCACCGCCGTGGCCGCGCAAAGCCCGGTGGCCAATGCTGCCGCCGCAGCCGCCAGCGCCGCTCAGGCCGCCGTGTACGCCAGCCAGGCCCAAGCCACCAACCCCGACAGTCCGTTTCGACTCAACTCCCGCATCGTCGCATCGAGCTTCACGGTGCCCAGCGCCTTCAATGCCGCATCCGCAGGCCCCCTGGCGGTAGCCGAAGGCGTAACCGTCACGGTGCAAGACAACGCGACTTGGTCAATCCACTAACCCCCTTTTGAAAGGCACTTGAAATGAGCTCTCTAAGCGTCCGCGAAATCGTCACCCCCGACGGCTCGCCCGTCGCCTTCCCGTTTGGCATTCGCATTGGCAGAAACGGCGGTGCCGGGCTGGTGAACAACATTGGCGTGCCGGGCCAGCAAGGCTTCGGCGTGGGCATTGCACCCGAACTGCCGGCAGGCTTTGCCAAGCTGAACGGCACCGAAGACCCGGCCAGCGACAACTACGGCAACTACAGATTCACCGATGGGTCGGTGATGGTTTACATCCCGGCGTTTTACTACCTCTACGGCACTGGCAGCAATGGCCGACCCATCAACGACGTGGACATTCGGCCTTTTGGCGCATACCCCAACGTGGCCGCCGCCAACGCCGAAGGCTACGCGCTGCACCGCGCATTTTTTGATGGCGGCAGCATTCGCCCCGGCGTTTTCGTGGACAAATACCTGTGCAGCAACAACGGCGGCATTGCGTCATCCATCAAAAACGGCAACCCGCTGTCGAGCAACAGCGCCAACAACCCGTTTAGCGGCCTCACGGGCGCACCGGCCAACAACTACGCCGGCGCCATTGCCGCTGCCAAAACGCGCGGCAACAGCTTCTTCTGCAGCAGCCTGTTCATCAACAAGGCGTTAGCCCTGCTGGCCAACGCCCACGGCCGCGCCAGCACCGGCACGGCATTCAATGCCTGGTACAGCGCCGGAGCAACCAACTTCCCCAAGGGCTGCAACAACAACGCCCTGGGCGACGCGAACGACTCCACTCTGTCTTTCGTGGGCACCGGCCACTCCAACGCCGCCAAAACCGGCAGTGCCAACTTCTTGGCCCGCACCGCGCACAACGGCCAGAACAACGGCGTGGTGGATTTGAATGGCAATATGTGGGAAATCTGCCCCGGCCTAACTCAAAACAGCGCCGACCCAACCGTGGGCCGGTTCTACGTGCTGCGCACCAGCGCCAGCATGGCCAGCGTGACCGGCGGCACTACCTCGGCCACCGACCTGTGGGGCGCAGCCGGCTTGGGCGCGCTGTACGACGACCTGGGCGTGATGAACAGCTTTACCGGCTACGCCGTCAACTTCAGCGACCGCACCTTGACCATGGGCAGCGCCAGCCAAGTGTTGAGCGCGGCCACTAGCGGTACGCCTTGGCAAATGACGGCAGCTGGGGTGCCATTGGTGGCTGGCGGTTCCAATGCATTTGGCAACGACGGGTTGTGGGACTGGTCGACGGCGGACATGTGCCCGATTTGCGGTGGTGGCTGGGGCGACGGCTCGTTTGCCGGTGTCTGGGCCTCGCATTGGTTCGCTTCGCGGGCGGCCTCGCACGATAATGTCGGGTTCCGCTCGGCCTTGTATCTTTGATGGCCCGAGCGATAGCGATGGGCCTGCACGATGAAGCCAAACTTGACCGGAAGTTCACGGAGTTTGCTAAGCAAATGAACCTATATCTCAACCACTTTCCCAAGCACGAAAAGTACGGGCTTGCGCAGGAAATCCGGCGCAAAGCCTATGAGTGCTACGGCCTTATCGTGGAGGCGCAAAAGCGATACCACAAAAAAACCACGCTCAGCAACCTTGATATTGCGCACGAACAGTTGCGCATGTTGATGCGGCTGGCGTTTGAGCTGGGTTACTTCAGCTTCAAAGACGGCGCCCCGCTGGCCAAAAGCCCGCTGGGTACTGCCGAGCACCGCTACCTAGCCATCAGCCGGATGGTGGATGAACTCGGACGGATGATTGGCGGCTGGATGGCCAACGAAAAAGCCCAACAAAGGGAGGCGTCTTAACATGTGCCCGATTTGCGGTGGTAACTGGGACAACGGCTCGTTTGCCGGTGTCTGGGCCTCGAATTGGTTCAATTCGCGGGCGAACTCGAACGATAATGTCGGGTTCCGCTCGGACTCGGATTCACCTCGCACTGCGCAGGCAGATGGTGGAGCCAAGGGAGACGTTTTCCTGCGCCGGGGGCGACCCCGCGCGAAATCTGCCGCACACCTCTCTACTGGTAGGCGCCGCATGGCGTTCGAAGGCCTGGGGGTGGCACCATGAAGCGCCATGGCTTTTTGTTTGATAAGGCATTCAGCCGCGAATCGCTGTACCAGGCATGGCTCGACGCTAGCCGGGGCAAGCACAAAAAGCGCGCATGCCTCGAGTTTTCTCGCCATCTGGCAAGCAACCTCGATGCGCTGCACGTCGAAATCCACGCAGGCACCTACAAGCCGCAGCCGTACATCGCCTTCCAAGTTTACGAGCCCAAAGAGCGCACCATTTACGCTCCAGCCTTCCGCGACTTAGTGGTGCAGCACGCCATTTACCGTCTGGTTTACCCCATATTCGACGCCGGTTTTCTTCCGCAGTCTTTTGCGTGCCGCGTCGGCAAGGGAACCCACCGCGCCGCCGACTATGCCCAAGCCGCCTTGCGCGCAGCACCCGCTGGCAGCTACACGCTCAAGATGGATATTCGCAAATTCTTCTACCGCATTGACCGCGCCATTTTGCAGCTCCTGCTGGCCCGCAAGATCAAAGACGCTAGGCTGTTGCGCGTCATGATGCAGTTTGCCGACTACGGTCAGCCTGTGGGCATCCCAATTGGCAATTTGTTAAGTCAGCTTTACGCCTTGGTTTACCTTGATCCGCTTGATCAGTTCATCAAGCGCACCTTGGGCGCGCGGCGCTACTGCCGCTACGTCGACGACTTCGTGGTGTTCGGCTGGAGCAGGCAGCAGTGCGATGACGCCTTGGCCCGCGTGCGTGTGTTTTTGGCGCAACACCTCAACCTCGAACTGTCGCGCACCACCATACAGCCGCTGGCGCGCGGCATCAACTTCGTGGGCTACCGCACGTGGCGCAGCACACGATTCATCCGCAAGCACAGCCTGCGCAGCTTCACACGTTCCGCTCGGCGTGGCCGCATCGCCAGCGTCGTTTCCATTCTGGGCCACGCGCGCCACACCGGCAGCTTGCGCCACTTGTTGACCACCCTCAAGGAGCATTTCCATGACCTCTCTGTTCGCTTACCGCAAACATATCGACGCCACTCACACTCGAGAGCTGCGGCTGCCTGATGCCCACCAAGGCCAGCAGTCCGGTCTAGAGCTGTGCACGCTGGCCGATGGCCGCACCGTAGTCGCCATGTTTGATGGCTTCACACTGCCAGCAGAACAGCACGTTGAAATTGCGCCCAGCATCGAGCCATTGACGCTAACCAATGCGCTGCGCGAAGAAATCAAAGCTGCCAGCCCGCATGTGCGGCTTATCGGGCAGCGTATGCAAGAGCAGATTCGATCTAAGTACAGCACCGAGGACGAGATGTATTTTGCGCGCATTGGCGTTGGCTCTGCGCTTGGCGTCTACGTGTTTGAGACCGGCGAGGCCGAAGCGCTTGCTGCCTATGGCGCACATGTAGAAGCAGTACGCCAGTGGGGCCGCGCCGAAAGAGCCAAGCTTGGGCTTGCAGATGCCACGCCTGCTGCGCACGTTTCGCAGGGATAAGCACAAGTGGACACCACGCCGCGCATCATTAAGATTGGCGATGCCCTGAGCCAGCTCATCAACGTGGCGCTGCTGCCGGGGCACCGGCAAACCACGGCCAATGAGTCGATTTCAGGCCGGGCGCATCGCATGGGCTGGCGGCGCATCGAGCGCGTTATCGACGCGGTCTTTTCGCCGCTCGAACGCGACCACTGCCGTAAGGCGCACGAGGCAGATGTGGCGCGGTCAATGAAACTTTTGGGATTGGAGGAGTAAACATGGACGACGAATACGACGGCGCAGACCGCAGACGCGAGGCCCAGGGTTGGCACCTCGACAAGCGCATCCCAATTGCAACGCTGGTGGCGATTCTGACGCTGGCCGTGGGAGGCATCATGCACATCACGCAGATTCGCACCGATCTGGAGATTTTGCGCCAGCAGCAGACCGCCCTTTCGCAGCGCGTGGAGCGTTCAGAAATCGCAAATAGGGAATACTTGCAAAAAATCGACCGCAGCCTAGAGCGCTTGAACGACAAGTTGGACCGGGCCATTTCGGATGGTGCTGCAAGGGGACGACCATGACGCCGCTGTTTTTCCTGCTGGTGCCGATGCTGTGGCTGTGGGTTTTGTTCGGAGCTTGACTATGCCTAACCCAATCGACCGCTGGAAAAATCGTCGCCGTATGGCCTGGGTGTCGTTGTTCGCGGGCTTTGGTTACCCGCTGTTATTGTGGGTATCCGATTCAGACCAGATCGGCAGCGTTGCCGGCCCGTTCTACGTGTTCATCTCTGCCGTTATCGCCAGTTATATCGGATGGGCCACGGTCGATGACAAAAATTTCAAGGACGCGCCCAAGGGCGCCGACGAAAGGCAGGCATGAAGATTTTGATCGCAGCCGGGCACGGTGGCACCGATCCCGGCAATACGTGGGGCGGCACGACCGAGGCGGCTTTGATGCTCGAGTTGCGGCACATCGTTGCACTCAAGCTGCGGCAGGCCGGGCATGAGGTGACAGAGGACGGCGGGCGCGGCGTGAACTTGGCGCTCAACGACGCCATCCGGCTCGCGCACGGCCATGACGTGGCCATCGAGCTGCACACCAACGCCAGCGCAAATCAAACGGCAACCGGGGTGGAAGTCATCGCCGCGCCGAAAAACAAGCTGCTGGCGCAGCGCATCGCGCAGGCCGTTGGCCGGGTGCTCGAAATCCCGGTGCGGCGT